TAAGCGGTAGCCCCAGGCACTACAATACACATCTGCACACCGTTGTCATCAATAGATACTTTTACGTTTCCTGCAATTGTGCCAAGCGAGTCAGTTGAGCCGTCAGAGTTGACTCGTTAGAGCAAATTTCCTGTAACAGCATAAGCAATGCCATTCATCACATGAGATCCGCGAGAAAAAGGCTCTCCGGCGATTGCAAACTGGGTTATACCTGGCGTTCCTATAAGTTGAGCAGGTGATAAAGCGTTAGTTTGAGGCACTTGCGGGATCCAGTTAACACACTCCTGAGAGGCAATCGGCTTTGATGCATCCTCATAAAATCCGCCTGCAACTGGAAATTCCACTAAAAGTTTTCCTTATTGTTTGTGTTAAAAAACCTTTGATCCCAATAAGTATCATCAGAACACTGATTACCACTACCAAGTGGTAAAGTATCGGGGAATTCTACATCTAATGGTTTAGAGATAATTCGCAGCATGTTGTCTGTGCTTGCGCCAATCTCAGCGACTAACGCAGGGGATAGTTGTTTAGAGTAATCAGAAGCCATGCGGCCAGCTAAATTAGCCTTAATCGCATTCTCTGTGCCTCTTGGCACACGGACAGTATCGGCAGAATCAGCAATTGGAGCAAAGCCTAATACAATGCCTGAGTTTTCCCACTCAATCAGCATGTCATTAAGCGATTCAATGCCGTCAAGCATTTCCTGGCCTTCGATTGCGCTGTCACTTGGATTTATACCAAGTTTACGAAGCGCACCATTTACCATGTCGGCTCCGGTAGCCATTACTTTTTCTTAGCCTTTGGTTTTGGTTTTGGTTGTTCTTTATACGGCTTCCAGCCTAACGATTCAGCAGCCTCTATATTTTGAGGGCGCTCGCTAATCATTACTTTCGTGCCGCTTGGTTTTATATATTCAAGCATTTTAACTCCTTAAAGAAAGAGAGGGTTTCCCCTCTCTAATCCAATTTACTTACTATCAGATACCATATCCTTGCCCTGCCCAGAATGGGTTGAAGGTGGCATAGGCTGGCAAAAGATCAAAGCGGATTTTCTGCTTGTTAGCAGCGCCGTCTGAATACTTCGTGATACGGATCTGCATACCATCTTCAGTCGTTGCGATGGTGTCAGTTGCATATAACTTGCTTAATGGAACTGAACCAATGCCAAACGCCTGTTTATGGTAGAACATAGCAGGTTGGTAAACCGCGTCTGCTGCACCGAGAACGGTAACTACCGCACCATTTGCCAGAGCAACATCGACGGTATTATATTGGCCGTTAGTCTCGAAAATACCCGCGCCAGCAATATTGATAGTACCTTCACCAGACGCACCTAAAGTCACGTCTGCTGTCACAACACCACTAAATAGTGTCTGTGAACCAGTGTTATCAATAAAAGTATTGCGAGTTGCAAGACTTAATCGGTTAGAACCTGCAACCGTTACAATGTCGCCAGCCTTAATTACTGCATTAGCTGAAAACGCCGTGACTGCTAGGTCTTGAGTCATAGTGTCTTTAGCGCCAACGTAAGTTGGTGTTGGAGCTGCCGTCAAAGTACCTGCGCGATCAGCAGCATCAGAAGATGTGCGTGAAGCTAAAGCATTTGAAGTCATAACACGCATACCGCCAAACTTGTCAGAAAGTTGAGCTTTTTGCCATGCGGTATTGACTAGGCCATTATCACCAGAAGATAACCCTGATTGAGTGTTGGCTAAAGCAGCCGCCACAAATGGGTTCATAACGTAGTTAGCATCGCCGTCCATTGGAACACCAATAGATTGCATTAGTGCGTTAGCACCTGCTACATCACCCCATGCGTCAATTGCTGTACCTAATGTGCCGTAATGAAGGTTACAGTTCTTATACATGTAAGCGCCGAAATCCAACTCCAGGTCAGTCACTAATCGTGATGCGGAAGGTTTTAAGATTTCATCAAGCTTATCAAGTTTTAAGGCTTGATCCACTTCATCCCAATCCATGTGGACTGTGAAATAGTCCTGGACTGTGCCTGTTGCTTTACCTGAAACGATGTCAGAAGAGTCAACGGCTGAAATATCACCGTCAGAAGTTCTGTCAGATTTGTAATCGTGTGGACGTTTAAAGTCTACTTGAATACCTGATTTTGGAGAGAATTTACCCGCTAATAATTGGGTGTCTACTGTTTTGGTTAATACCCGACTTGATTCGAAACCTTTTAGAAAAGCCTCCGCAATCGGGCGCGAAAAGTTACTCGATAAATTATTTGTACTAGCCATGATAGCTCCTTATTCATAAGTTGCTCCTGATGGCCCCCTTTCTGTACTAGGTAATGAGCCGCCAGATTCTATTGGCTCAATGGGTTCAGGTGCAGCACTTGTATTAACAGTTTTAGTTGTGGCTGCTAATTGTGCGGAGATTTGGCCTAGCTTCATTGCCGCAACCATTGGTGAGGCTGTGGCGATTTCGTCAGCAACATCTAAATGCTTTCCTAGATAATAAGCCAGTTCAGGCCCCTTTTCGGATTGCATTACAGCTTCAAGTGTTTCAGGTTGCAATTGCGGTATATTCGCTACTACCTGTTCATAGTCAGTTGCTTTCTCTGCAAAAGTAGCAACCTTTAAATTAAAGTTGTCTGCTGTTTGCTTTTCCTGCGTCTGTCTTTGTACTTGTTGCTGCTGTTGCTGAATTTGATCAGCTTTTAGGTTAACCCGATAATCAATCAGTGCGCTTGTATGCGCGGCTTCATCATAATCATAGTCTTCCAGTTTTGGCTCTTGGCCGGTCTGCTTTGGCTGTACAGGCGTTTGAGTTTTTAACTCGGTTAGTGCCTTTTCAGCTTCATCAGCTCGACGCTTCTCTGCATATTTCTCAGCCGTTATTTTGTTAATTCGTTTCTGAGTCTTTTCGCTAACGTCGTTAACAAACTGACTATCTGTATCCTTAACTTCTGCGGGTGCTGCATCCACTTGCCCTTCGGTTTCTACTGCTGCTGCTTCAGCATCAATAGGTTCTTGAATAGGGTCTTTCTCAGCTTGCTCTGTCATAAATTGTCCTGTTGTATCTGCCGATTATTAAGGTAATCGTAAACCTGTATTAATTGTAACTTATATTAAAATATAATCAACTACTGTTGCATTTGCACTAAATCTGCTCTCTGCTCACTGTTTGGCTCGCCTTCCTGGGTGATGTCTTGAGCATCTGCCACAATGTCGCCTTGAGTAACTAACAATGTTCTTTGTTGGTCTGTTAGCGGAATACCTAAATCGACTTGTTTCTGGAAAGCGGTCAATAATACGTTGTAGGCGTCTACCGCCTCACCCTGAGTTTTAATCAAGGTTTCTTGCGTCTTAGCATCTTGGTTCTCAATGTCAGCCTTTATCTTCTCTGTTTGCATGTTCACGTTGTCGGTTAAAGCAACTTGAGTTGGATCTGGCGGCGTTTCTACATTCAAACCCATTTCCTCAATTTCTTCCTCGGTTGGATCTGCAATGCCTTGCTGAATAGCATATTTTCTTAATCGGGTAACAAATTCTTCGCCGTCAACCAAATCCATGTTCTTAGCGATTAAATCAGGTGTAAGTTGTTCAAACACCGGTGAGGCAGAGGCTAATTCAATCAGTTGCTGTGCTGATTCGCTTCGCAAGGTCTTAAATGCTGGGCCAGTCTCGGTCACTACGTCATATTTACCTTTACTTAAATCATTAACAATAACTGTATCACCAGTTTGTTCGTCAACAATAGGCTGGTTAAACTCGTTTAAATCTTCCTGATTAATGCCAATTATTTCAGATTTCCCATCAATACCCAATATCCTAACCATTCGAGGCGTGTCATATATCTTAGGGATAAGGTCAACCAATATGTCCCCAGTGTATTGAATAGACTTAGCTAGGTTGTCTTGATAAACATAAGCCCCTCTATCGCCTTTCTCAGCTTGAGATAAAACAGACTTTTCGCTTAATAGTTGGGGCGCATTACCCATTGCAGGGGCGAATATTTGAGTTGTAGATTCAATATCCATTCCTGCTTGTTGGATTTGGCCTATTAATGCAGCTTGGACTGATGGTGCGCCTGTTCTTTGTGGTGGGCCTGGATTCTTAGGATCTGGATTAAACTGCATGAAAGGCTGGTTTTTCTTATTAAACGTCCTTAATGCCTCCTCATGCCCTACTATTTGCGCTGGTGTAACCCAATAAGGGTCTTTAGGCGTAAGAGCTGCGGCTTCAATGGCGGCAGACGTGGAATAGTTATAGATTCGTTGCGGGTCTTTGGCTTTTCTAACAATGCCCCTCACATAAGTCTGTCCCTCAATATGAGATATCTTTCCATATACAGGGATAAGCGGAATATATTTGCCAGCAAATGCTTTTGGCCCCTCTAAAATCTCAGAGCCGTTCATTTTGTACATTTCTACCTTGAACGATTTAACTTTGCGCTCTTTGACGATTGTTATGCCTTTTTCGGCTAATTCATCTAAAACCGCTTCCTCTTCCTCTTTGTGAATAACAGATCCGTCTGACATTAAAGTGATTGTCTTCATTACTGGAGTTTTCACCCAGTATTCTGCAATGCGAACCACTTTTTCTCGGAACCAGCTCTTGCAAAGGTGGTTTTGTCGGTATTCTTGCTTAAAATCTATCTTTGCTGCATTTGGGTAGGTTGATTCAAAATCTTCAATAGGAATGTCTTTGGTTAAAAACGCATACTTAGCATCACGTTTATCATAAGCCTCGGCGCTAGGATCGAACCAAAGAGAACTAGCAGCAGACATAATAGGGCGTATTCTAATGTCCTGCTCAAATGAATCATCGTCGTTAAATTCCGTAAGGATTCGCCAGCCACCATAGCCACCACTTAATTCTTCATCATAAGCAGCGTCATAGGAGTTTTCAGCGTTGGACTGGCTTTCTATATTGCGGATAAGGCCGTTATATACTTTGGCTAGTTTTTCGTCTGCGCCACCTGAAATGGGCCTGACTTTGATTTGTGTACGGTTTTGTCGCTGGTCGCCAACTAATTGGTCTTTAGCCCCTGAAATCTTATCAATCGTATAGCGGGGTCTACCTGCTCTGCGTTCAATAGCGTCCTCTGTCCATTGTCCGTCCTCGGTATCAACAAAGCGCATATCTTCAATAGCAAGCTCACGCTGATCACGTTCCTTATCTTCAATTATTTTGAATCGGGTTAATGCTTCTTGGAGTATATCGGCCATTTAAAACTCACTGTAAAATTAATCTCTGCAATAGTAGTGTAGCACTAAATTATAAAATTCTAAAATTCTGAATCAAAGTTGATTTCTTCGTACTTATTTAGGTTGACAGGCTCGGTAAAGGTAAGCGCACCAGCATCCCCATAATCAGGACTAAAGCCATATTTTAGCTTAATGTTATCCTTTGACAATAAAACCTTTCTATCGTTGCTGTCTCTTGCGTAAGGCGATGCCGTGAGGTCTGCCTGCATTTCATCATCATCTGGTATGTCTGCGGGTAGGTTTTCATCAACTAGCCATAACGCCATTTCCCCCCACATTTCATTTCTTTTGTTCTTATATCTTTCCGGGTTTAGTGGGGTTGAGCCAAAATGAACTGATTTAACTTTATTTTGGTATCCAATCTCATGCAATCTATCAACTAAATCAGCGCCAGCCCCGTAATCAACAAACATCATATCCGGCTTTTTCCCTGCTATTGGGTCAACGGTATCAAGTATTTTCTTGCATATTGCAACATTCTTGCCCAGCGAATCACACTCTTCACCAATAAAGGCTTTCATGTCGTACATTTTACGGCCTTGCCTTTTTATAGTTGCAAACCTGTCACCACCCCTTGACGGGTCAACACCAACGATAAGCGGGCCATTACCATTCTCATTGGCCTTCCTGGCTTTCATACATTGGTCGGCTGTGATAAGGCCGTCACCGCCTGAAAACTGAAAAGCCTCTGCTGCGTTCATTGGATATTCTTGCTTAAACGCTTTTGTGCCGTCAATTCCATCTGTTGTAAGTTCTGCTATTTTCATTCTGCGCCAATACATTTGATTTAAATCAAGTTTATATTGGCTTGCTAATTTTTTCTCTTCTGCGGATAAGGTTATGTCCTCAGCTTTCTTTCTGTATTCCGTTTGCCAGAACCAGGGGACGAAGATTGGCATAAAGACAGACAAACCTTTTTCTGCCTGCTTCCATTGTTCATGGAAGAAGTTTCCGACTCCATTCGCTGTGCTTTCCCATATAATTTCTGTTCCATCTGCATCAGGCACAGCCTGCATAACGCCTTTAGTGTGTTCACTGGCATTAACCCAAAAAGCAACCTCTGAGCCGTGGAAGTATTGTATTGTTTGTCCTCGACCTACCGCTTTATTTCCCGCTGTTCCTATCTTGTAGCCGGAATCTAAGTTAGCGAAGTGCAACTCTTTTGCATTGGCTGCGCTTGTTATTGGCTTTACAAACTTTGGAAGATTTTCATAATATCGTTCTGTCATTTCAAACAGAGCATTGGTTGATTCTCCGTCATGGGTAAGAATAAACGCTCTTACGCCTTTGTTGTGGGTTGTTCTCCACATAAATCGGCCTTCTGCGTATGTTGATGCCCCCTGCTGCCTTCCTTTTAAGAGAATAGCCCTGACTTTGCCTGTTTCTTTGAGTTGTTGCTGGAGTTTTTCGTGGATGTATTCTTGCGCGCTGTTTAGGATGAAAGGCTGCAAACCTTCGTTTTTTGTTCTTATTTTTAAACAATTCTTAGCGTAATACTTGAAATCATCACGCAGCTTTAATCTTTTATCAGTCATCTAGGCTATCAAGCCATTCTTCGTGGGTTACTTCTCTTACTGTTGCTGTAATATCTTGCTTGTCTGACATTCCATGATTACCTAAAGCCAGCTTAGTGATATTTGAGTTAAACTCACCTGAAAGGCCGCCATCAAGCAATAAAATCTTCTGTTTTGCGTTGATAACTTCTAATGTGTGCAAAAACTCAGGGTATTCGTCACCCCAGTTATAAATTGTATTCCTCGCCACCTCTAAATAAAGAGCTAACCCGTCAACACTAGGAATCATTTTGCCAAACTCTAAATTCTTATAATCATCAATATATTTATTAGCTTTCTCTAATATTGCTTTATTGTATTTAGTGGGTCGAGGCATAATTATTCTAAAACAGTGAAATTAGTATAATCAGAAATTACCAAGTTATCAAATGCTAACTTGGCTTTCCCTTTCTTGCGCCATAATCCAGCATAATCTAGGTCGTTTTCTTGAATGGTGTATTTTATGTATTCGTTTGCAAGGTAAGTTTCGTCATTCACATCAATATTAGCCGTCCCTAATGTTGCAGTCTCTTCTATTACCGTACCGAGCTTAGGCTCCAGGATAATAGTTAATTCTGTGGCTGCAGATATGTCCTCACCAAAATTGACGTAGATTACTTGACCGTATTCTAAGTAATTATAGTCTGGCATTATTTCTTACCTTGTTTGATTATTGCGTCTAAAATAGCGTGATACAACATCCAATATCCAATAGAGAGCGGAATGAAAATAACAAACCCTAAAAGCTCATAGATATTCATATATCCATAATAGTAAGGAATTAAAAGGCAAAGATTTAACCCGATATAATCTCCTGTTTTCATTTTTAACAAGTACCTGAGCTAACAGTGAAGGTTGCACAGCTTCCAATATAAATATCATCTGGTGTTGGGGCTGTGTTGGTGTAAGTTAGGTTTACCTTCCAATCTCCTGTCTGGCTTAAAAAGCCTGATTCAATCTCATATTCTACATATTCATTTGCAAGTAATGCGCCTAAATCTGAATCAGTTACATTAGACGTTCCTAATACGACATCTCCGCCTGTTTTTGTCTTTATGGTTGTTGTGTCGTCCGGTAGCGTGAATGTTAAGGTTAGTTCG